TTACATTGACGGTACTGAGAAGATTACTCAACTTAACCGTCCTGCCGAGAACAATCTTCTTAAGCAGATCGAGTACCTCACTGCATTGTTGTATAGCCAGCTAGGTCTTACTGAAGAAGTGATGAATGGCACTGCCACAGAAGAGGCAATGCTTAACTACTTTAACCGTACGATCGAGCCTATCATCGACGCTATTGTTGAATCAATGCAACGAGCATTCCTTGGGCCCATTAAAACTAAAGCCAACCAAAAGATTAAATACTTCCGTGACCCATTCAAGCTTGTGCCTGTTAAAGACATTGCAGAGATCGCTGACAAGTTCACTCGTAATGAAATTCTGTCCTCTAATGAGATTAGAGGATTCATGGGGATTCCTCCATCAAGCGATCCTAAAGCAGACACACTTACTAACAGCAATATGCCTCAACCGGAAGGATCATTCGATCCGGGTCCTGACCTTTTAGAAGGGGACAGTCAAAATGGAAGCTGATTTCAGCGGATGGGCGACCAAGGCAGGGCTTAAATGCTCTGATGGTCGAACGATTATGCCTGGTGCCTTCAAGCATCAGGACAAGATGCAAGTGCCTCTTGTTTGGCAGCACGGCCACACCGATCCAGAGAACGTTCTCGGTCACGCCATTCTTGAGAATCGTGACGAAGATGGTGTGTACTGCTATGGCTTCTTTAACGAGTCAGCTAAGGCTGTTCACTCGCACGGACTTCTCGAGCACAAGGACATTAGGCACCTTTCTATTTGGGCGAATGAACTTGTTGAACGATCGGGACGAGTTCTTCACGGCGCCATTCGTGAAGTGAGCCTTGTTTTGTCCGGAGCCAACCCTGGTGCTCTCATCGAAAACGTTACTATTCGCCACTCCGATGGTGATGAAGTTGTGTTGGACGATGAGGCCATTATTTACACTGATTTGGAAATCGAACTTCAGCACGCCGATGACAATACTGATGATACTAGTAGTGACGACGAAACCGTCCAAGATGTTTATAACTCAATGAGCGATAAGCAAAAGGACGTTCTTCACTACATGGTCGGTCAGGCCCTCGAAGAGGGTGGGAGTGTTGAGCAGAGTAATCTTAACGACCAAACTAACCAGAACGACCAGGAAGGCGAACAAATGAGTCGGAACGTTTTCGAGAAGGATGAGACGGAGTCAGCTCCTGTCATCTCTCATGACGCAATGAAGGGAATTGTCGCTGACGCCATTAAGGGCGGATCCCTCAAGGAATCCGTCGAGGCTTATGCTCTCGAGCACGGCATCACCGACATCGAGGTTCTCTTCCCAGAAGCGACTGCGATGACCAATGCGCCTGAGTGGATCACTCGGCGTATGGAGTGGGTGGCCGGCGTTCTTGGTGGGGCTCGAAAGACTCCTTTCAGCCGTATCAAGACTCACACTGCTGACCTCACGTTCGAAGACGCTCGTGCGAAGGGTTACATCAAGGGTAACCTGAAGAAAGAGCAGTTCTTCGCTACGTCTCGTCGAGTTACGACCCCGCAGACCATCTACAAGAAGCAGAAGTTGGACCGTGATGACATCATCGACATCACCGACTTCGATGTGGTCAGCTGGATCAAGGGTGAGATGCGGGTCATGCTGGACGAGGAACTCGCTCGTGCGGTTCTGATCGGCGACGGTCGTGAGGCTGACGACGAAGACAAGATCCAGGAAGGTTTCATCCGTCCTATTGCTTCGGATGACGACTTCTACACGATTACCATCAATGTCAACGTCGACGACGCTAGCTCTTCGGTCTCTGAGATCGTGGATGCTATCGTTATGAGCCGGCAGTTCTACAAGGGTACTGGTCAGCCGACTATGTATACCACGGAGACCATTATTGCGCAGTTCCTGCTGCTCAAGGACACTCTTGGTCGTCGTATTTATACTTCGCTTGACCAGTTGGCTTCTGAGCTTCGTGTTTCTTCGATCGTTCCGGTCGAGATTCTTGGTGACGAGCCCGACATCGTTGCCATTCTTGTCAACATGACTGACTACGTCATTGGTGCTGATAAGGGTGGTCAGGTTGCTATGTTCGATGACTTTGACATCGACTACAACCAGTACAAGTACCTGATTGAGACCCGTTGCTCTGGCGCTCTTGTGCGCCCGAAGTCGGCGATGGTTGTTCGGAAGCAGGGCGGCTCGAACGTTCTTCTTGCTCCTCCGACCGCTCCGACCTTCGTCGAAGAGACCGGCGTTATTACTCTCCCGACTTCCACTAACTACACGTGGAAGGACAGCGATGGTAACACCCTTACTGATGGTGCGCAGGCCGCACTTGACGAGGGCGAAAGTCTGACGGTTGTGGCAGTTGCCAACTCTGGCTACTTCTTCGCCACTTCCGAGAATGACGAGTGGACCTTCACCCGCCCGTAATTTCCTAGGAGTTAAGATGGCCAGATTCTTTGGAGCTGTTGGTTATGGCGATTCCGTAGAAGATCCATCTGACTCTGGTGTGTGGGTTGATGTTGTCACTGAAGCTTCATATTATGGCGATGTAGTTCGTAACACAAGAAATATGAACGAAGGCGATAATCTCAATGATGATATTACTGTTACAAATTCGATTAGTATTATCGCTGATGAGTATGCCATTGCTCACTTCTTTAAAATCAAGTACGTACGATGGGCGGGGGTTCTGTGGACTGTCACAAGTGTGGAAGTCAGGAGCCCTCGTCTCATCTTGAGTCTTGGGAGTGTGTATAATGGCCCAACGCCTTGAGCTTCAGGATCTTCTACTAGAACTTCTTGGGTCTTCCCACGTATATTTTCAGCCTCCACCTAATGTCAGCATGGTCTACCCATGCATTGTTTATAACAGAGACTTCGAACTCACGAGGTTTGCAGACGATAAACCATATTCTCGTAAAAAGCGCTATCAAGTAACAGTTATTTCTAGAGATCCAGATAGCGACATTCCAGATAAAATCGCGGATTTGCCTTTATGTACATACGAACGGTTTTATACATCTGAGAACCTCAATCATGATGTTTTCAAACTTTTCTTCTAGGAGGAAAAACAAATGCCAGCACTTGTTTGGGACCAGACGGGAGAACGTCTCTATGAGACGGGTGTCGACCACGGTGTTCTTTACATTCCAGACGAATTGGGCGTTTATGCCACTGGTGTAGCATGGAATGGTTTGACTAGTGTTTCAGAAAACCCGAGTGGGGCCGAATCCAACGCTCAGTACGCAGATAACATTAAGTACCTGAACCTTCTTTCGGCAGAAGAATTCGGGGCAACGCTTGAGGCGTTTACTTACCCCGACGAGTTTGCTCAGTTCGACGGTCTTGCAACCCCTAACCCGGGTGTTGTCGTTGGTCAGCAAAACCGTGGGACCTTTGGGTTGTCTTACCGAACTCGCCTTGGTAACGACCTCGAAGGGTCTGACCATGGTTTCAAGCTTCACCTTGTGTATGGATGCCAGGCAAGTCCGTCGGAGAAGGCATACAACACCATTAACGACTCCCCTGAGGCCATCACTTTCAGTTGGGAGATTACTACCACGCCTACCCCAGTTACCGACCTCAAGCCCACGTCTCTGATCGTTATCGATTCGACGGTCGTTGATGATACTGCCCTTAGTGATCTCGAGGATCTTTTGTACGGCGGTGTTGCTGCGGCAACTCTTCCGACTCCGGACGCAGTCATTGCACTGTTTGCTGGGCCGTAAACTTTTATAAGGAGTTTAGAATGCTCAAACTAACTATTCCAGGAGAAGAGCATTTCAATGAAGAAACAGAGACATTCGAAACTGTTGGCGACGTTGAGATTGAGTTAGAGCATTCTTTGGTTTCACTGTCAAAATGGGAGTCAAAATACAAAAGGCCTTTCTTATCTAATGATTCGAAAACGGCGGAAGAAACTGCCTATTACATACAGGCCATGATTATCTCTCCAATTTATCCCTATGACAGTTTGCTTAGACTTAGCCAAGAAAACATTAATCAAATTAACGATTATATTGAATCGACTGAGTCCGCAACTACTTTCGGTTTAATGCCAGAACGAAAAGGAAAAGGCGAAGTCATTACTTCTGAGTTAATCTATTATTGGATGGTGGCTTTTACAATTCCTTTTGAATGCGAATGTTGGCATTTAAACAGACTTTTCTCTTTGATTCGAATCTGTAACATTAAGAATTCGAAACCTAAGAAAATGTCCCGCC